ATAACTAGTGGGGAGCCCGATGAATTTCTGAAAGAGATAGTGGGGGAGGCAACTGGAACTCGTCCCCGGGGACGAGGAGACATTGGCAGGCGCGAGCCAACTGGAGTAGAACCAGCAAGAGCAGTCGGGGTAAATCAATTCGGAGACCGAGGCCAGGGGATAAATGAAACAGATTTAGACTTCCTTGACAGGAGGGGTGAGGAAGCTAAGGAAAGAAGAAGTGAGCGGCACCGCGCAAGGGTCGAAGCGCAAAACGAACGAATCGCAGCTAATGCAGAGGTCCAGACTCAACTACAGGACAAGGCAGCAGTCGCGGCCCAGAAGACCGAACGAAACACTAATCCAAGCGCCCCGAGAGGGGGTGGCAGGGGTTTCGCCGCAGGATAAGGACTAAAAACAAAAGACTAAATAGAAGGACATGGGAGCAGGGTAATCGCTAAGTTAAAAGACTTTTACAAAATTGTACCGGGTGGGAGTATTAAGAGGAAAGCCTCTTCATCCCTATCCCTCAATGACCCGAAGGGGCCAGGGGGGGTCGGCGCCAGTCCGATTTATCAGAATTATTCGTGGTATGCCGCGGTCATGCGAGGGCATCACGAACGTCTTCAAAGATACGAACTCTACGAGCAAATGGACCGAGACGTTGACGTCAGTCGAGCCCTAGACATCATCGCTGACGAAATGACTCCATCCTCTAGCGATAATATGGCACTGCCGTTCGAGTTCAAATTCAACAAGCCAGACGACCAAGAGGTTCCCGAAAGTACCGTCATTACTCTGCGAACCGCCCTAAACCAATTCTGTCGCCAGCATAATCTGGACGAGAGGGTATGGCAGATTTGTCGTCAATCGATCAAGTATGGGGATGTTATCTTCCAGAAAGTCAGGAAGCCCTCTGGCAAAATGTACTGGAGATACATCGACCCTCACTCAATCATCGGAATTTTGGTGGATGAGAAAACGAAGGAGCCAGTTTACTATCAACTGAAGCTAGAGAAAAGATCTGTCGCTTCGGAAGAGGGAGGCAGTACTCTCAAGAACACCCCCCATAATATGGCCCAGGACTATACGGTTTTTGTGCCAGCTCACAAGATTCTCCACTTCGGCCTGGACAGTGAAATGTCTCACACCGCCCCGTTCGGTGTCTCGGTGCTTCACCGAGTTTATCGGGTCTGGAGACAGCTCAGCCTCTTTGAGGACTCTCTGATCATTTACCGAGTAGTCCGAGCTCCGGAACGCCGGATCTTCTACATCGACGTAGGTAAGATGAGCCCGGTAAAGAGCAAGCAGTACCTATCCCGAATCAAGACAGAGATCCAACAGAAGCGAATTCCTAGCCCGGACGGCGGCACGAACAAGCTGGATAATCTGTATAACGCTGCCTCCATGCAGGAGGACTTCTTCATTGCCCAAACCGCGGACGGCCGAGGATCTCGAATTGATACCTTGCCTGCCGGAGCTAACCTGGGTGAACTAGCGGACCTACACTATTTCCAAGACAAACTATTCCGTGGCCTAAGGGTCCCGGTTAACTGGATGACAGACTCTCGAAACTCCTCCGACGCGGGGGCGGGCGGTCAGGTCAGCGACGGCCGAGTGGGAGTGGCCCTAATTGGGGAGCTCCGCTTTAGCCGGTTTGTGATGAGGCTTCAACGCCTAGTTGAAGACTCCTTTAACGATGAATTCAAATCATTCCTCCAAGACCTAGGGGTTCAAATAGATCCTGATACATTTGACCTCAAGTTTCCCGAGCCGGAGAACTTTGCTCTGTATCGCGAAAGTGAAGTCTTGGCTCAGCTCTTCAGCACCTTCTCTCAAGCCGAGGGACTAGCCTATATCTCCAAGCGATGGGCTATGATGAGATTCCTAGGCCTGAAGGAGGACGATCTGCAGGTCAACGAAGCCCTGCTAAAGCAAGAGCGTGGAATTGCCGGACCCAAGAGAAAGCCGATTGTGGACCCGGTTACTGGCGACGAGACAGGACAATTCGAGGAAATCTCCGAACTGCGACAGATATACGACCCAAGTCAAGCAGGAGGCGAAGGTCGTTTCTGATTCCAGATTTAGAGATAATTCTCCAGAATTGTGGTGTTCTTTCAATTTTGGCGAGTGCCAAGTAAATAATAGCTGACGAGGGGAGAAAGCCAATGGCTAAAAAGGAACTACTACTTGAGGGCGAGAGCGATGAGCTCGAGTCCGACGACGTAACAGGCGTCGAAGGTGCAGAAGACGAAGCGAAAGCCGAGGATACTGAGCCATCTCCTGCTGATTGGGAGGATTTCAGGGACCACCATTTAGGTGCCGTAATCGACAATCAAATTATGGGCGACAAAGAAGCCCAGGACGCAGCATTTGACAAGTACATTACTGTGAAAACTCAAATGAAGCTGAATCCAGAAGAGGTTGCTGCACCGGTTGCGGCTGCTTCAGAAGAAGATTTAGAAGGATCCGGCGACGACGAAGTCGAGGCCGAAGAGGACTAAACCAAGGACGGGATTTTGGCCAAGGATGGCCTTCCCTATTTCAGGAGGAAACATGGGTAAGATTGAACTGCTAAATGAAGACCTTCTCTTGGTTTGTGACTTGGAGTTGACCGAATCCGAAGGACCCAAGGGAAAAGAACTATTCCTCAGCGGAATCATGATGCAGGGGGATGTTAAGAACCGCAACAATCGAGTTTACCCTAAACTGGAAATTGAGAATGCCGTTAGAGGCATTAACGAAAGACTTACTCGAGGCGAGACAGTTCTAGGAGAACTGGATCATCCTCAAACTCTGACCGTTAATCTGGAAAGAGTCAGCCACAAGATGGTTGAAGCTAAAATGGACGGCAACAACGCCGTCGGCAAGCTAAAGATTTTAGACACTCCGATGGGTCGCATTGCGAAAGAGTTCATCGGGGAGGACGTGAAATTGGGAGTTAGCTCCCGCGGCACGGGCCAGGTCGGTAGCGGAGGTCGAGTTTCTAACTTCGCCTTCCAGACCATGGACATCGTAGCCCAACCTTCTGCTCCGGACGCGTTTCCAGAGAGCATTAGGGAATCATTGGAATTATATGCCAAAAAAGAACAACCATTAATAACTTTGGCAGAGGCTGTGGTCGGAGACGACCGAGCTCAAAAGTATTTTCGCGACGAGACTCTATGGGCCATTGAGGCCGCTTTAGAGGCTCTCCTGAAAAAGTAATCCACCGTAAGGTGAGTGCGGACGATTCGGTAACGGAAAGTCCTAATAACTGTCTAGTACAATCCGGGAGAAAATAATGCCTGATAAGGATATTCTTAAAGGTATTCTGGATACAGAACTGCTAGATGAAGACGCCCGAACCGCTATTGCCTCGGCACTAGAGGAAGCAAAGGAAAAGGCTGCTTCAGAAGCAAGAGCAGAAATTGAGGTTGAAAAAGAAGCCGCAATTACTGCTGCTGTCGCTGAAGCGGAGATCAAGATCCGTGCTGACCTGGCTGCTAAGTTTGTGGAAGACCGAGAGCGGCTAATCGAAGCTGTGGACACGAGAGTTGATGAAATGCTCTCAGGCCACGTCGATGAGCTGAAGGAGGACATCCAGGCTTTTCGTGATCTCGAGGTAGAAAAAGCCCTCGAAATCGAAGAGGAAAAGGAACGTCTTGCTGAAAAGTTCGCTGCAGAGCGTGAAGCTCTGGTTCAGAAGCTAGATGAATACGTTGGTGCCCGACTGGGATCAGAATTGGAAGAGTTTAGTGAAGACCTAGCCGTCGTGAAGGAAAATTCCTTCGGACGTCAGGTTTACGAGGCTTTCCAGGCCTGCTACCACGAGAGTTTCGTCAACGATGGTGCCTTGGGTCCGTCTGCACAAGACAAGATTCAAGAAGCCGACAAGGCCCGAGAGGAGGCCGAAGAGCGTATTTCCGCTCTCGAGGAGGAGATCACTCGCCGTGATCGCCAAGTCGAGTTGGAGCGCGTTCTCACCCCTCTATCCGGTAAGAGAAAGAAAGTAATGGAGACTGTTCTCGCTCGCGTCGATACTGAGAAGTTCGATGGCGTATTCGAGACCATGATCGGAAAAGTTCTTGAGCTTACCGTGGAAGATGATGGCGCGGGGACTGAGGTCGTAACGGAAGGAGTAGAGGATGATGACATTCTCACTGAAGCTCCGGACGGCCTTCAGCTAGAAACAGGACAAGACGATCACGCTAAAGACGACGTCGACCCTCTGAACGAAGCTGAAAAGGCTGATATACAAGCCGGACACGATGCCCTCCGTAAACTCATTCGTACCAAGGCTCAAGCTTGAGCCACAACTGAAAACTTCAAAAATTTAGGAGACTGTAATGGATCTATTTGAAGGAGCTGCCTGGGAAGACACAAAGGAAGTCTTGCTAGAAGGTTTAGAAGGTACGAGGCGCGAAGTTACTGCTGCCGGACTGGAAAATGCAAAGCAATACCTTGAGGAAACTGCTTTGGGTTCCACCACTTCTGCTGGTAAGATTGGCGACTTTCGTAAAATCCTTCTACCACTAATTCGTCGTACTCTACCCACCCAGATCGCTACTGAACTGGTTGGTGTACAACCCCTATCCGGCCCTGTCGGATTGGTTTATTCGCTGAGATTCCGTTATCAGACGACTCAGGCCGCTGGCTCTGCCTTGGATGCTCTCCATGGTGGTACTGGTGTCCAGGACGTCGCTGCTGGTGACGAAATGTTCTCGCCCTCGCTTTTGGCTCTCCACTACTCTGGTGACCCGGATGCTAACGCTGAGTTTGGTGGCGCTTTCGCCACGGCCGACGCCGAAGCAATCGCTGGTAACCTGGTAGACTTGCAGGTCCTCAAGCAGGCCGTTGAAGCTGGTACTCGTAAGCTGTCCGCTCGTTGGACCATCGAGGCCATGCAGGACCTCAGCTCTCAGCACGGTGTGGACGTTGAGTCCGAGCTCGTTTCGGCTCTCTCGACTGAAATCACCTCTGAAATGGACCAAGAGGTCATTCTTGACCTTGCTAACCTGGCTACTACCGTTGCTGCCTATGATCAGGCCGCTACGACTGGTACTCCTACTTGGATTGGCGACAAGCACGCCGCTCTGGGTACTCAGGTTGCTAAAGTCAGCACCGAAATCGCTCGTCTAACGAAGCGTGGTGGTGCTAACTGGATGGTTGTTTCCAGCCCAGTATTTGCTACCCTACAGTCCGCCAACCGTCACGCCGACTTCCGTGGTTCTTTCATGAGCCTGGACGCCGCCGCTATGGTTTCCGGTCCGACCACTAACATCAAGCAGGTCGGTTTGCTGAACGGTGGTATTCGGGTTTACCACGACAACTACAACGTCACGGCTTCTGATACGATTATCATGGGTTACAAGGGTGACACCGAGGTTGACGCAGGCTACTTCCATTGCCCGTACATTCCTCTGATGGCTTCTCAGCCTGTCATCGACCCTGATACCTTCGAGCCGGTTATTCAGCTCATGACTCGGTATGGTAAGGCTACCTTTACCAACACCGCAACGTCACTGGGTAACAGCGGAAACTACTACGCTAAGATCACGGTCACTGGTTTGACCTTCATCTAATCGCAGTCGTCTTCCAAGACGAAGCTACAAATCAGGCCCGGATTCGTCCGGGCCTTTTTTATGCATGGGAGGTTGACATAAGAAATCTCCTGGGGTAAAATAGGGCTCTATGCCAAGCATCCCATCTTACAGGAGAAGCTCTTGAAA